CGGTTCCCCGCAACCCCCGCTTTACCCGCCGCACTTACTACGTCAATAGTGCGCGTTCCCGCATCGGCATCGGCTTGTCTAAAGTCTAATTGTTCCCCTCCGTCGGTATTTACGGTTATAGTTCCATCTACGTTCTTAACCATAAAGGTCCAAACGTTAAAAGAAGAAGAACCATAGGAACCCGATCCACCTGATAGAACGTGTGTCTGTACACTTAATGCCCGAATCGTAAGACGGGCCATAGTATTATAGGCAATCGGTATTCTTGAGTTTGTCGTCTCTATACCCGTTGCGGTAGCAATACGCGCGGTGGTGTCTTCGCTTGTAGCATAGTAAACAAAGTTTTTGAATACTGAGTTTGTTTGACTTTCTATATTATTTCCACGTATAGAATGCTCCCCGAAGGTTGGGTTTATATTAGGCACTCCTTTACTTTTACGAGAAGAAAAACCACCCTTTCCCTTTTCATCTGCCACACCTCCTACCGTGCCGTCGTTTGGGTTGCCGTGTGGATTCCATCCCCCAAGGCCCGTAGTAGGGTCACCCGCACCGCCTCCACCGCCTCCATAGTTCCAGTAACAATTGTCATTTATCCAATTATAGTGGTATGTATTACAACATTCTTCACTTACTACCGTGGCCCCCGATTCTACATCTTGAAAGCCTACTATACCACTTGGAAACCACGCATAAGGCGTAGCGTTACAAAGGTCGGAAGGGTCGGGCAATTGCAAGGCCCCTACGTTGTTTATTTTTTTTAAGAGTTGCACCTTGGTAGGTACGTTGGCAAATGGTTGAAAACCGCTAATTTTAAGCACCCGATATGCGGTGTCTTCTATAACTATTTCGTCGTTAAACTCAAAGTTGTGTACATCCGATGCGGTAAGGTAAATAGAGCAATCTAAAATCCTTGCCGATTTGTCGTAGTAAGAAGTTAGAAACTCTTGCCAATAACGCTTAAAATATCCTTCCGAACTTGGCGTAGTTCCAAAGATAGGACCGCCCCAACTACCAGGTGTTTGAAACTGCCAATATAACATCGGAGAATCTACCGCCATTTGATCGCCCGAATTATAAAAAGGTAAACAAAGGGGGTAATTATAAGACCCCGTTTGACCTACATAGATTTGAAAATTTAAAGATTTTAACCCGTTATGATAAAAAAGTTTCGGTTTACAACTTGCAAGAGGTCCACCCGTACCATGTGCGTATCCTTGGTGGATAAGCAAAGTAGGGGCGTCGGTTATAGAACTATCGTCTTGACGCGGTACTGGGTTAACGCTAAATGGTGAGAAGATAGATTTGTTTTCTAAAGTTCCCGATAGATAGTCCCCCGTTATCTTTTGGGTATAGCTTCCAAAAACACTTCCGTATGTCTCTTGGTTACTTACGTTCCTATTGTCTTCGTCTTCTAAGTCGGAATAACTTATTAATTGCTTCTTGTATTTTGTGGTCGTAGAAATTGTCTGCTCTTGTGAAAGGTCTAATTTTTGTGTCCAGTCTTTTCGTGTGCCAAGGTCTATGTAGTCTTGCCAAGGCATAACCGTTAAGATGGTAGGGGAAGAAGTGTCCGAAATTAAAACCAAATTAAACCTTTGTACTATATCGGTGATAAAGTCCTTTTGTGAAATGTCGGGCATATTGGAAGGAATATCCGCTTCTCCCGCCATAGTGTTAGAACCTACAATTTTCACATAGGTACTACTTGCCATAAGTTCTACGTTATAACCTGACTCAACTACGGCTTGTGCCGAAAAAGTAATCTTCTCACCCGCCAAAGCATTAATACCCCAAGGGAAGGTAAAAGTATTGACTATTGCCGTACCCCCGTCGTTGCCATCGTAGTATTGAGATGCGGAAGACAAAACAACAGAAGCTGCGCCACCTATTGCGTTGGGCGTTGAAACATTTAATTTTATCGCAGCCCCTTGCGCGATAGACGAAGGACCAGTGTTCCACCTTGTGACAAACACGCCCGAATAAGAACCGTTGTATGGTACAATAAACTCACCCCCTACATTCCAGTCGTCTCCTGAGTCATATAAAGATGGTGGGTTACTACCATACCCTGAACCACTTTGGTTAGGGAAAAGAATTTCTTGCCACGAACCCGATGCCTCACCTAAACTCCCCCAAGTTTTAATCGTAGCACTTGCAGTATTTGCAACCTGGCTTTGATGGGCCGTAGTTATTGCGGTAGACTCCCTATCCGTTCCAAGTGTCATATAAGCCTTGGTCCAAGCATCGGAAGCAAGGAAAGTGTTATTAGTTAAAGAAAACCCCGCCTCTTTTATTATAAGGTCAAAAAGAGCTTTAAGTTGGATAGAAGGTCTAAGGTCTTGTGCTTGTAAGAATCCCGTTTCTAACAAACCACCATCACCCATACTATCGGCCTCTAAATACAAAAAGTTATAGTCCCCGACAAGGCCGTAGTCAATAATAGGGAAGATTATAATCCCATCACCTACACCGCCCTCGGTTACGTCATTAGATAAGTTCCAAGAGTCTACAATATTTGTATCGTTTATATTTACATTGTAGGTGTCTACTAAAGAAGAAGAAGAAGCGGAAAGCCTAAAGGCGTCGATAAGTTTTTTATCGCCTAAAGAGTTAAAGAAATCCGACTCAGAACCCAACACGACAATTTCGTATACTCGGCTTTTTAAGGAACACTTGAGAAGTTGCATCGATCCCGTTATAATGGGTATGCCATCTACACGAATATCGCAAGGCGTTTTTATGTTAGGGTCGAATACGGCGTAGTCCGTAGTTAGTACCATATCGGTTTCTACGTTGATGTTGTAGAACTGACGGAAGAACTTATTGTTGTTATTTGTAAAGGGCAAGGTGAAAGTCTGACTATAGGGACTACTTCGGCCCACCAAGTCCCCTATATCCCCTACCTCATAATTTAAAGATACTTCCCCTTGATTCTGAATATCTAATAAGAAAGGGTCTTGAGATTTTTGATTGTAACCGAATAACTCTATCATCGTACCGTTGGTCTTTGTTTGCCATATTCAAAAGTAATTTGATAAGTAAACGGCCCTCCTTCGTTAAGGTTGTTTTTCCTTACCCAGTTCTTCCCCGTTATAATTATCGGGATAGCCGAACCATCGTAGTTAAGCAGTTGCACTTTTGGGGATAACCAAAGGTTCTCTAAAAAGTCTACCTCGGCTTCGTTGAATAGATCGGTGTGAGCTACCATAGTTTGACGCGCCGTAACTTGCGTGGTGGTCAGTCCACCCTCATCGCCTCGGTACGCAAATTGTATTCCAGTACCCGCCGTTTCCCAATTTCCCGCCACCTGGTCGAAAGTCTTGCGTTCTATACTTCCCGTAGTCCTTTGGTGCTTTAATGCGAAGGCTTGGTAGTCCCACGCGCCTAAAGAGTTTTGCCAAGCTAAAGTCACATAGTTATATTTATTCGTCCCGTTTAAAGACCTATAAATACACGATGCAGACTTAACCTCAAAGCGGTAGCAAAGGGATGCCATTACCGAAGTATTTAAATTAGAAGGTACGGTTGTGCTATCGTCCATAAAGAAGACTTCGTAGTAGGCTACCGTTCCCGCGTTAAAGTGTGTAGTGAATCCCGTGTCTATGGTTTGGGCCGTTAGGTTTTGTGGCCCAACGCCGAAGTATTGCAACTTTTCAAAGTCGTGGTCTGAGTCAGCGGGGGCAACTCCACCGCTTGTACTTGCCGTAAAGAACCCCGCGTCAAGAGCCGTGTCACTTGAATCATATAGAGCAACATACGCACTTACTGCGGTTGAACTTATTGGGGCGGCTCCCGCCATTAATACGCCCAACGTTCTCCATTCAAAGTTAGAAACCTCTTGGTTTATTACGCTAACGGTAGAAGCCAAAGTAGAAGTGTAGTTGGTGGAAACAATCCTATCACTTAGAATCTTTTTGGTCGAAGCGGTAGGGAAAAACGATGTTGTATAACTTCCAGCATTAATAGAATAGATACCACCCTCGTCATACGTTGGAGACATTTGCATACCCGCACTCATAATACAACTAACGTACTGGTCGGGTAATTGGTCGGGATAAACGGTAGGGGTTAGATCGGCAGCAGTAGCGTATTCTTCTCCGAAGTTTACTTTAATCTTTCGGAAGTTGCTACCTTCGTTTTGAGTCCAAATTTTGGTTGTGGCGTTAGAACCCAAAGTATGTATCGTATCGTTTACAAATCCCGCCGCTGAAGTCGATGGGTCGCCCGTAGTGATAGCCAAATAATCCGAAACAATCTTATCTATACGAAACACCCCCGCACCCGCAAGATTAGGTAGTAGTTTAATCCTTGCTTGTAGTTCATAGGCGTATGGTGAGTCGTTACTTTCTACGTAAATATCAGCAATAAACTTAAACTTAAAGTAAGAACCTGGGTAGTTGGTAGAAGTAACTACAAAGGTTATAGGTTCGAAGGCCCCGTGTACTGATAGCGTACTCGGTCCGTATTGTTTTGTAATAGCCATTATTTTACGTCTAAGTTTTTGTTTTCTGATAAGCTCATTCTTATTGCGTTTGCTACGTCTTTCCCTATTGCCAACCCCAACCACTTCATAGCTTTTGGTTTGAGGCGTTTTAATGTATCGGATATAAAGAAGGTAGGTTTTAACCCTCGGTTATAGATGGCTTTAGAAATTAGAAAGACCAAAGACTTACGGGGTGTAAATCTTCCTTGCGCATCGCGTGTTCCTTCTATGCTCTTTTGTACTACCCATTTATCTATCGCCCCACGTAAACCCCTTGGACCTTTTCCACTTCCAAACTTAAACGGCGATTCCGATTGTCTTGTAAATATATTTCTACTTGCACCTTGCACCCCTTTATCTACAAACTCCCAGTAGTGAACTTGTGGGGTAATATCTACAAAGTACCCGTCTTTATCTTCTCCAACAATTAAAGGCATAGAATTGTACAACGCTCCCGTGTTTACCTTGTCTTGTTTCCTTAAAGATATACGGGCGTTTTTACGCCACATCTTACCTATCTTCTCAAGTGTCTTGGTTAGGTTTGTAAGTGGATATTTTACCCCTCCTATTTCTATCGTGGGTTTTGCCATTAGCTATATGGTGCTATGCAAAGGTTGTTTGAATTTGAAACCTCCAAAGAAAGCGATCCACTCCAACCCGTTAACTCGTTATCGAAGCGCACGGTAAAAGGTGTACATGTTAGCGGTAGTTCGGCTTTGTAGTCATCGTCTACCGTCGTGTTAGAGTTTGCCAACGATTGTATGAACATATCTAAAACGTCGTGTAGAATCTGTAAGGTGTCACTATACACCTGGTTGCGGTCCGTGAGGTCGGGTTTAATCATATCCGCTACAAGAAGTTCGAGGTCGTAGGTTAGTATACCATTGTCAATACTTACCCCTAAGATTTCACAATATAGGAAGGGGTATTGTGTTTGGTCCAACTTCCCTATGTCTACTTCGTCCAAAGGCCCCGCGTGGAAGTGCTGAAGGATTAAGTGCTTATCGGCTATGGCCTGAAGCGTGTCTACTATTTGTATGTATGATTTCATCTATATTGGTCTACGTCGGGGGATTTGTTTTGGCGTCCCTTGTCTTGTTCATAA